GAGGTGATTTTATGGAAGAAAACAGTCTTTTTTATAGCCAAGTGTATTTAAATCTTGAATACGCTATAAAAAAAAGTGGAAAAACAAAAAAAGAAATAGCAAATAAATTAGGAGTTACTGCCTCTAATTTATCTCTTTTTTTAAAGAAATTGAAACAAGGAGAAAATATAAGCACAAAAAATCTCAACAAAATATCAGGGATCTTAGGAGTGCCAGTTGAATTTTTTTTTACAAATAATTATAACTGAAAACGAGTTATAAAAATGATTAGAATCAGACAAGGAGGCGCGAGATGGACTTAGAAAAAATGTCAATTGAAGAAATTAAACAGCATGTAAAGGAGCTGGAAGATTTTAAGGAAAAAGTATCTTCTTATTCTCCTGAAGAATTAAGAGCTTTAAGAATGCTCTATGCTGAAACAAGAATTAAAATGCTGATAGGAAGATTTTCGGATATGATAAAAATTGATTAAAGGCGTGCAGTTGTTAATTTTTATTCTAAATCTAAACGATCAAAAGCTTCTTCAATTAAATGGTCGATTTTTTGACCGAAACCAGCTGTTGTAAATCCAGCAGCAGACGAAACAACGGAATCACTTGGAAGACATATGTTTATAACTATAAACATTTCTTTTCCGAAACTTGTAGCCTCAGTTCTTATTACAGGAGGCATACTGTAAACTTTTTTGAATTTTTTAATTTGTTCTTTGAATTTTGTTGCCATAGGTTATCACCACTTTCTAACTGCACGCCAGTATAAATATACCTTGCAAACAAAATGAAGTCAAGAACGAAAAAGGAGGTTGAAAATGTCAAAAAATACAAATAATAATTTATTTTATGTGATAATTCAGTCAGGACTGATATTAGGAAAATTCTTTGGCTGGATTGACTGGAAATGGTGGCAGGTATTACTGCCTACTGAAATATTATTAATTATACTGTTGATATGTATTTTTATAGTAGGATTAGCAGAGTTTTTTAAAAAATAAAAGCACCCCGAGGAGTGCTATGTATATTTATTACACAACGATTATATCATTATTTGTTGTGTAATTCAAGAGGTGAAAAAAATGAGAATTAAAATTGATGATGTTGAAATAACGAATTTCTTTAAAATGCCAAAGAAAATTTATGATTTTGACTTGAAACCAGTAGACAGGGAATTGTATATGCTCTGTTCTGAAAACTGGAGATTATCTGTTAAAAATAGCTGGGTAAATGAAAATGGTGAAATATTTTTCTATGCGACTCAGGCTATTCTAGCTAAACAGATGAACGTAAGCAAGGATACAATAATCGCTGCATTCGAAAGGCTGGTTGTTTCAGGATTGTTAGAAGTTGAAAAAGAGGTTGGCAAACCTAATAAATATTACCTGATAAATTTAAATCAGAACGAACCAGTCGGAAATTCCGACCAGTCGGAAAATTCGACTACACCAGTCGAAAAACCCGACTACCACCAGTCGGAAAATTCGACTACACCAGTCGAAAAACCCGACTCAAATAAGAATAATACAATAAGAACTAATATAGTAAGAATAAATAATAAGAATATATATAGTGCTGTTATTGATTATTTGAATAAAAAAACAGGTAAAAAATTTAAAGCAAGTAGTAAAGCTACGCAGAAACTTATAAATAGCAGGTTAAACGAGGGATATACCGAAAATGATTTTAAGACTGTAATTGATAAGAAATCAAAAGAGTGGTTAGGCACGGAATGGGAGAACTATTTAGCACCTGATACATTATTTAGATCTACTAAATTTGAAAGATATTTAAATCAAAAGGAGGTAAGAAGTGGAAACAGTAGACATAAAAACAATTACAGAACAGCGAATGAAAAGCATAGCCAAACAACAGACCGAAGCCGTGACGGAGAAAACTGGAACTAAGGTTGAAACGGTTAATATCAGTGAAATATTGAAAAAAGATAGAATATCAGATTATAAAAAAATATCTGTAATCTATAAAAAAGAAATGGAACAGACTTTTGAAAACTCATATGTGAAAAATAAAAAAGAAAAAGAATATAAAAGCAGTTTTGAGAAATTTTGTAAGAATTTTGACATAATTAAAAAAGATGGCTTAGGTATATACATGAGCGGAACAGAGGGAACGGGGAAAAGCTACTGGACTAACTGCATATATCACAGACTTAAAAATGATTATGCTGTTTATAAAACAAGCTTGCAGGAGCTGCTAGATGAAATTAGAGAAACTTTTGGAGAAAAGACAACGACAACTAATTTTTTGAAGAAAAGATTAGGAAACGCTGATCTGATTATTTTTGAAGATTTAGGAAATGAGTTTTTAACTGACTGGGTAAAGGAAAAATTATATTTTATTTTTGACTTTATAGACAAGACAGACAAATCAATAATTATAAATACTAACTTGAACGACAGTCAGATTGAGGACTTCTTTAAAATTTTAGGCAGTTCAAAACTGCTTTCAAGGGTAAGAAGTAAAACAAAGTATTATAAATTTGATTGGGAAGACAGGCGTATAGGGAAATATAAAGAAAAATTTGATAAATATTTTTAGGAGGATAAATGAGAGTTAAAAAAATAGAAACAATAAAGCTGGAAAACAAGGCTATAAAACAGCGTAGAGATGAAATAGAAAAAGAAATGAAAAAGCTGGAAAAAGAAGATAAAAAGCTTTTGCAGCAGTTGACAAAAAATGTTGAAATTCTCAAAAAGATTGGAGAAATTAAATGATAACAGGAAAAAATATAGATGAAGCACTAAAACAACGGCATTTTGAAAAAGCGAAAGAGTTTTTTAAAAAATGCAGTTCTAAATCTGGGAAAGTTGAATATATAAAAAATATATACGGAACTGGAGGTTGGGGTATACCAGGATATGGGGATTTTATAAGTAGTTGCTCATATGATTCAGAGGGGGTCGAGTTTGTAAAAAGGACTGGCATAAATACTGAAAAAGTACACATGTCATGGACTAAAGTAGCGGAAAGAATAGAAAAAATAATTGAAAATGAAAGCCAAATTTCATTATTTTAAAAAATAAATTCAGGAGGAGTAAGATATGTTAGAAAATAATATAGTTGATTACATGATTAGAGAGTGTAAAGCAAATTATAATTTAGACGGAGCAAAATTAATAAAGAAGAGTGTAGAGGATAAGAAAGTTCAGTTTGTTTTTAAAAGAAGTGATTTAAAATTAAGTGCTGAATTTCAAAATGACAAAATATCAAATATCATATACAACAATTTTTTAAGCGACAATCAGAGGGAAAACGTAACAGAACAAGAATTTACAGAGAGAATGTCTGAAATGTTAGAAATAACTGACATTGAAAACATGCAGCAGATTGATGAAATAGCAAAGAAAATCATAAAAGACATTAATTCAAGTAAGCTGTTTGGTGGAACAATAAAAGAGTTATTACTTAACAGTGATGACAGAGAAAAGCTGTTAAAAATAAAAAGATTCTTTGGTGCAGAGAAACAATTGCTAAAACTGTATGAAGAGATTGAAGAGCTACATGAGGCACACGGATCATGGAGAAAATCTTTTTATAAAGACAACAGTAATATGATTGAAGAAATTGCAGATTGTTTTGTTATAGCATTACAAATCAATAAAACGAAAATGATAAGAAACTTAATAAAGGGATTAGTTGATAATTCAAATATTTTCAAAACTGAAATGATAGAGAAAATAATAAAAATGGTTAAATTCAAAATTAACCGTACGGTGGACCGAATAGAAAAAGGAGAATACGGGACATACAGAATAGAATACAAAGCCGACAGGCTTAAGAAACAGCCTGACACGGAAAAGAAAGAGGAGCAGACTATAAAAGATACCTCTGACGTATTTGAAGCTGCTGAAAACAAAAATTTAAAGAAATTAGAAAAGGAGAAACTAAAAAAAGAAAGCAAGATTTTAAAATTTATAGAAGAAAATCAGCCTTATTATTATCAAGCTAGGGATATACAGCTAAAAACTAATATCAAGTCAAAAGAATGTACTGAAATTGTTACAGAGTTAATAAAAGCAGGAAAAATAACTGTAACAAAGGACGGTAAACAGGGAATATATGGAGCAACAATTGAGCTAAGTAACCATATAGAAGATGCCGAGGTGGTATCTTAAAATGGCAGTTAATCCAGGTAAACGATTTGAAAATGACTTTCAGAAAAGCATAGACAGAGAAAGCATTTTCCTGCACAGGCTGAAAGACGGAAGTACACGAACTGGAGCTAATGGTGAAATGGTAAGGCTAAAAAATAGGAACTTATGCGATTTTATACTCTACAGGGACGGACAGTTAGTCCTTGTAGAACTAAAATCCTTTTTAGGAAAATCAATGTCTTTCAGTAATATAAAAAGCAATGTAGATGAGCAGATGACATTTTTATATGATCTGCAAAAGGAAACAAAAAAAAACGGAGTTAAGGCTTATATGGTGCTAAATTTTAGAGATTTAGAAGAAACCTATGCTGTGCCAGTCGGAAAATTTTATGAGCATTACAAAAACACAGCTAAAGCAAGTATAAATATTTCAGAAGTTAAAGAAATAGGAATTTTACTGGAGCAGGAAAAGAAACGTGTAAGCTTTAAATATAACATTAACAGCTTATTTGAGGAGGAAACATGGCAAGAAGAATGAGGGAAAGAGTGATTGAGGTACTGGACAATTATCCTATTACGAGAGATGTAGAAAATCCTGACACAATGATATTTTGCTTAATGTTAATGGAAGACGGGATTATTGATAAACATAAGGCAAAGGAAATATATGATAAATACTCAATAAACAATGTTGTGAAATCAAGACAGGAAATACAGAATAAAAGCAATATGTATGAACCTCGAGAAGAAACAAAAGAAAAACGCCGTGTGGCATTTATGGATTTGCGACACAAATGGAGAAAAGGGAAATTTAAGGTGTAGTCATGAAAAAGCGTATGTCAAGGGAAAATCAAAAATTAATTTACTGGTTCATAGATTGTTACGCTTACAAGTTAAAAGGCGTAGATATAAACTGGCAGACTAGTAAAGAGAAACCAGCCATTTCGGACTATTTTCTTTACAAGGCAAAGGAAGATTTGAAGAAACTCTATATCAGATACAGCGGGAAAAACATAAAGTCGTACGAGCCTTTTAAGGATATGGAAAATAAGCTGAAAGTCAGAATAGGAGATGTAATTGACAAGAATTATACTAAAGAAAGCAAAGTCAATATAATCACAAATGATTTAATGGATTTTGTAACTGATGAAATACAGCTACTTTTCATAAAGCTTAATGACACTTTCAGTTTAGCCATAAAGCTTATGAGCAACCTTGAGGCTATAGAATTTACTAATTTTTTATTTGATTACTTTCTACAGAATGACATAGCTATGTGGGAAGAAATGCAGAAGTTGTACAAAGAACAGAATGAGGAAAAATACATATATGCAAAATTAAAACATAGAAAATGTGCTGTATGTAACAGAAGTCCAGTTGATATGGAACACTGGCAGACGGCTGGAAGTTTGGGAGGTTATTCCAAAGATAAAGGGCAGGGGGAATATATATCCCTTTGCCGACATCATCACACAGAGAAACATAATATAGGCGTTGAATCATTTGAAAGAAAATACGATATAAGAGGAATTAAATTAAATGAGGATCAGGTAAAGGAACTAAAGAAAATATATAAAGGGCATTTTAAAGCCTTTAAGGAGGAAAAATGACAACAAAAATAATTGTAACAGTAATAATTTTAAGTATAGTTATTTGCCAAGTCGGTAAAGCTGAAAAAAGAAGATATTTAATGAGCGCTTACTTTGATTTGGTTATAATGTGTATATATCTAGCAACGACAATAGGAATTTATTTATTTTTAAAGTAATGACAGGAGGAATAAAAATGAAATTTTTAAAAACATATTTATTAGGATTTGCAATAGTTTTTGCAATTTTAACAATAGAAAGAACAATAACAAAAATAAGTGAGTATAAAAGAACAGGCAGATGGAATAGTTATAGGATTAAATGGGGGCTAATAATTTATTATTCACTTTATAGTTTCAGCTTTTTTGCCTTGCTGTTAGATGATTTTATAAGAGAAAATTTACGATAAAAAGGTTTGAAAAAAGCGTAAAATGTGATATAATATAGGAGGTAAAATGAGCATAAATAAAGAACTTGAAGAAATAGAAAAATTTTTAAAAAGCAATAAAGTTGGAAGTGTTATTATTGAAAGGAAACCGAACGGTACAATAACAATACAGAAGACAGAAACAGCACAATATAAAAAAGAGTACGCGAATAATAAGGCGACCTAAGTTGTGCATGTTCCAAAACAATTTAATAAATTATAAATATCGAGTACATGAATACTAAGATGACCGTATTTATAGAGTTAAGGGTAAAACCTTGATTTTATAATTACGGTCATTTTTTATTTTGCCTCCTTCTGAATTTATATATATGAGACCATTAGTTTAACAAGGGTCGGTTGTGGTTGGTGGGAAAGTTAAAAAAGAAAGAGAGGGAATATGGAATTAGAAAAAATAAATATAGAGAAAATAAAAATGTATGAAAATAATGCAAAAGAACATCCATATTGGCAAGTCGAAGAAATTGTGAAATCCATTAGTGCATTTGGGTATAAAGACCCGATAGCGTTAGATGAAAACGATATAATCATTGAAGGTCATGGAAGATATTTAGCTTTGAAACAGTTAGATTTTAAAGAAATTGAAATATTAAGAATAACAGACTTAACCGAAGAACAAAAAGCAGCGTATGCAATTGCACATAACAAGTTAACAATGAACACTGATTTTGACTTTGAGACTTTAAAATATGAGTTGAATAAGCTTGAATTGGCGGATTTTGATTTAAAAATATTAGGTTTTGAAGAAACAGAACTAGAAAAAATCTTGGAAGAGTCTAATGAAGAAATTCCAATTCCTGAGTACGATTATGATGAAGAGGAAGAAACAGGAAAAAGAATAAAAGAAAAAATGTTAATAATAGGAGAAAAAAAGATTCCATTGACAGAAAAAGAATATGAATTTTTAATGGGAAAATACGAGAATTATATTAAAGAAAATGGTGTAGCTTATGGATTTATTAGTAATTCTTTTTTTTAAAAAACGAGGTGTGAAATGTTTATAGAAAAATACGAAATTGAAAAAACGAAACCTGCAGTTTATAACCCACGTAAAATTGATGAAAAATCATTTTTAAAATTGCAGGAAAGTATTAAAAAATTCGGGGTTTTGAAACCTGTAATTATTAATAAAAATGGAATATTAGTTGCTGGTCACCAAAGAACAAAAGCAATGAAGGCTATAGGAATAACACATACGCCAGCATTTATTTTGGAAGAAAAAGTTAATGTACAAGATGAAATTAAATTCAACTTGATCCACAACAGCATTGAAACAGAAACAAGTGTTACTAAAATTCTTGGTGCTGAAAATTTGAAATTCGGGTTTAATACAGTAAAAAGTGAAAAAATAAAAATAATAAAGAAAAGCAATGGGAGTTTGTCAAAGGAAATATTGAGACTTTTGAATAAATATGGCAGTTATGGTAGCGTTGTAATAAACGAAGAAGGCGATGTCATACATAATTCAGATTACGCTTTTAGTTGTAGCGTGCTACAGAAAGAAATATTGGTATACAAACTTGAAAATAAAAAAATGAAAGATTTTTTAGCTTATTTTAATCATCAATATGGTGTTTATACATATGAGTTTTTAAATATAAAACCTTATGTTCAAACACATTGCCAAATGAACCGTAATGAAACTTATGCGAGTTCTTCTACTTATGAAAAATTAGTAATCCCGAATATTACTAAAGAAATGAAAGGAATTGATTTTGGTGCTGGAAGATGCTTTTATCCAATAAAACTAAATAAATTAGGATACAACTTCAAATATTATGAACCATTTTTTAAAAAGACTGGATCTTTTAAATTAGATATAACAAGCGTAGTGAATATGATTAAAAAAATTGAAAAACAAATTGCAGATGAAGGGCTTTTTGATTTCGTAGTATTAGATAGTGTCTTAAACAGTGTTTCAAGTGATGAATATGAGAATGCTATATTGACAGCATGTAATGCACTAATGAAAAATGAAGGAACGTTTTTTGTTGGAACAAGAAATTTAAAATCAATTATAAGAAGGCAAAATCAAAAAACGGACACATGGAAAGGAAGAAATCTTGAATTTTTAGATTCAAAGAATTATAGTGGAACTTTTAGAAGAGGAGTATGGACATTACAAAAATTTCATACTTTAGAAACTTTGAAAGAGCTGTTAGAAAAGTATTTTAAAGAAGTGGAAGTTTTTGGTGGAAGTGGGAGTCAGATATGGGCTAAATGCAAAAAGCCAATTCGTTTTTCTAAAGAAGAATACGAAAAGGCTTTGGAATTAGAATTTAATATAGAATATCCACAAAACTTCAGACATAATGAACATAAAGAATTAATTGGTGTCATTTTGAAGAATTTGTTTTAAATAATTTGCAAATTGCCAATTTCTGCATGAAGAGTATGATTTGAATTTTGCTTTTGGATGTTGAATATCAATAAATTCTTTTGAGATAGGTAACGCAACAGCGTCTTCAATCTCAATTTCAATTCCATTAGAGAAATACTTCAATAATTCGCCCTTGCAATATTTGAAAGCAAGATGGAAATTATTTTCATACACAAAAGGAAAAGAAACGCCACAGAGATAGTAAAAATTAGAATTATACTCATTAAGAATTATATTTTCATAAGTGCCTTTCACTTTTTTTATTTTTTTTGAATAGTTTCCTACAAGGCAATTGGCACAATGAGTATTCAAGTTGACATCCACAATATACTTCAACCATAAATATTTGAAATCTTTTTTAATTTTCATTTTTTTAATTTTCATAATTATTTCTCCTTTTTTCTTTTATTCTAACATACCGATTGGTGGTGTCAAGTGTTTTTTAGGAGGTTAAATGGAAAACAATATAAAAGAATTAATAAAATATGAATATGAGAACGGAACGAGCATGAGTATACTTTCTAAAAAATATAACATTGGTTTGAGTAGAATAAAAAAGTGGAGTTCACAAGGCAACTGGATTAAAAAAAAACAGAATAGAGTAACCAAAAATAAAAGTGACCGAACCAAAAAAAGTAACCAAGAGGAAATTATTACTCAAAAAAAAGATGTTCTAATCAAAAAAGATATATTAAATAATGTTCCAAAAGATAAAATAATGGAAAAATACGGAATAAAGAAAAGCGCATACTATGAAAAAGCGAAAAACATTAGGCAAATGCGATTAGAGGCAACAGAAAAGCACACACAATCCATTGTTGAACAAGTTTATGCAGATTTGCCTGACTTTTTAAAGAAAATAGCAATTACAAAAAGAAATATCACAATTAGAATAATGAAAGCACTTAACGAAGAAAGTAAAAGCGAAGAAATAACAATTTTAGAAAAAAAAATGAATTTAATAATGAAAACAGAAAAAGAAATATTGAGGACTGGTAAACTGCTTACTAATTATGAATTACTTGAAACTGAAGCACAACTTATTGATGAAAATATGCAACTGGAAAAGCTTGAAATTGAAAAATCAAAATTAAAAACTGAACAAGTTGAAGATAATAAAATAGAAATAAAATTGGTAGGTATCTAATGGAAATAAAAAAAGAAGTAAATGAACATTTCAAGGAGTTTTTATTAGACAACAGCCAGCATATATACTTTCTACTAGGAGGTTATGGGAGCAGTAAATCTTATAACACAGCTGTCAAATTAGTTTTGTTAGCATTACAGGAAAAAAGAAAAATACTGGTTGTTAGGCAAATAAGGGAAAATTTGAAAGAAAGTTGTTATGCAGACATACAAGATATTATATATAGTTTCGGACTAGAAAAATATTTTTATTCCACAACAACGCCAATGAAAATAACTTGTAGCATTACAGGAACAGAATTTATATTTAGAGGTTTGGATAATGTTAAAAAAATAAAATCAATAAAAGACATTGACACAATTTGGATTGAAGAGGCAGACGAAATTGATTTTAGTTCGTTTAAAGAGTTGAAGTCGAGATTAAGAAGTATCAAAAACAGAAACATATTGATATTAACAACTAACCCAAATGAATTCGGCGTGTGGACTTATAGATATTTAACAGATGTCCTGAAAATAGTAAAAAAGAATGAGAATCACTTATATGATGAAAGAATTATAAAAGTCAAAAATGAAGTGAGTTTAAAAAAAGGGAATGTGTTTTCAGAAAATATCTACATTCATCATTCAGTATACACGGACAATAAATTTTTGCCTGACAACTTTATAGCAGACTTGGAGACTGAAACGGATGACTATTTAAGGGCAATAAAAACTTTAGGGCATTATGGGAGTGCGGGCGATTCATTATTTAAAAATCTGCACCATATGGAACAAGAAAAAATAGAAAAATCAATTGAAGGTAAATTGAACAAATACACAGGTTTTGATTTTGGTTATGAAAATTCTTATAACGCAATCGTAAGAATGGTAATTGATGAAGAATTAAATGACCTGTACATCTATGAGGAATTTTATCAAAACAAATTGACAGACCCCGAAATGCTGGAAACTGAAATAATCCATAAAATGGTTGAAGAAAAGGAAGTAATCTTTGCAGATAGTGCTGAACCTAAGGCAATAGCATTCTATAACATGAATGGTCTTTTGATTAATGCTGTTAAAAAGACTGCCGATGTAAGCAAGTCGGGAGTTAAAAAAATACAGTCATTTAGAAATATATATATTGATAAAAATGTGTGTCCCAACACTTACAGAGAATTAACAGAAATGAAATGGTATTTGGATAAAAACGGGCTTATTTCTAAAAATCCGAAGACACAAAAACCTTTCAACATTGACCCACACACATTTGACGCTATCAAATACGGAATAAGTGAATACACTCCGTACATTTTAAATAAAGACTACTATAAAAGGAAGGAGGAATAAATTGTTTGGTTTGAATTTTTTAAGAAAAAATAAACAGCAAATAATTTCAATAAATGAATTTGGAAGAATATTCGACGGATTTTATAAACAGGACAGCGAGAAGTTTTTAAATGAATTATATGACAATCCGTTTACATCAAGTGCAATAACAAGGATAAATGAAGCAATAAACAATCTTGTGTGGAGCACATACAAAAAAGGACACAACGATAATATAACTGAAGTTAAAGACAGCTATGTCAACAGGACAATAAGAAGTCCGTCAAAAATATTAAATACGGATCAGCTGATTAATTATTTTTCTCTTTATTACATAATATATGGCGAATTACTCGTATTAAGACAGGACTTATTCACAAAATCTGAAATTATTCTTCTAAAAAAAGGAACGTATACGGTTGAATACGACGACCAGAATGTTCTAAATGGAATAAAAAGAATAAGAATAGGAATGAAAGAATATACAGGAGAACAGCTGGAACAGTTCACATATATTAAAAGCATTAATATATATGACAATGTTGCTGGTGCAGGGCATGGAATAAGCAAGGTAAAGTCATTAACGATGTTACATGCTTATTACTGTTATATTACAGCTTGGAACGTTGGAATATTAAAAAATGGTGGAAAGAGGGAAATAATAGCACTTGTTAAACAGTTTCTTAGTTCAAAGAAAAAAGAGGAATTGTTAGAAGAAATAAAATCAAAATCAGGTGCAAAAAATACAGGAGTTCCTCTTATATTAGACGGAACAGATATAGACATAAAGAACGGAGATTTTACACCGAGGGATTTTGACTTTCTTACAGCGTTAGACGAAATAAGAAATATTACAGCCAGTGTATTAAATGTTCCTAGTATTCTTATTGGAGATAGGACAAACAGCAAATTCAGTAACTACAAAGAGGCTAAAAAGGATTTATATACCGAAAACATAATTCCAATGGCTGAACAGATTGCAGAACATCTGAACGGAATATTTAAAGATAAACTCGGACCGAATGAACGTATTGATTTTGATACTTCAAAGATTGAGGTATTAAAAGAAGATAGAAATACAAAAATGGAAAGGCTGAATAATATCAGCTATTTAACAATAAATGAGAAAAGAGCAGAGCTGGAATATCCTCCTGTGGAAAATGGCGATGACATTTTAATAAATACAGGAATTACATCATTAAAAGAAATTTATGGAGATGTAAAGCCAGTTGAGGAGGAAGATGATGGCGAAGAAGCAGAAAACGAAGAAAATTAAGCTGACTAATTCACAAAAAAAAATAATTGCAAAAAGACAGCTGAAAATGAGGAACAGGCTTATCTTAAGACAGTTTGGAAGATTAAGGACTGTCTTTAAACAGTTAAGAGGAGAGATAGATCCTGATGAACAATTATTTATAAGTGAATTGGCATGGGAAACATTTAGTACACAGTTATACAATCAGCTAAAAAAAGGAATGCTTGAAACAGTAAATGAAACATCAAGTTTTCTAGTAACTCATAGGAATATCAGTAAAGAGCTTATTCCTGCTATTAAAAATGATACTTTGAAGAAGTTCAGTGAAAAGGTAATGGCTCAAAAAGTAACAAATGTAACTCAAACAACTAAAAATACAATTAACAAAATAATTGTAAAAGGACAAGCAAGCGGAAAAAATATTAAAGAAATAGCAAAGGAAATAACTCAAAAAGTTAAAGGAATGGAAAAAACAAGGGCAATGGTAATAGCTAGAACTGAAACAGCCACGACATCAACGACAACATATTTAGAGGGACTTATAAAGGCGGGTTTACCAAAAACATGGCGTCACGTTGGAGGAGGAAAAACTGACAGACCAACTCATTTAGCTCTTGATAATGTAACAATTGAGGACGCTAGTGAACCATTTTCTAATGGAATGATGTGCCCTCATGATTTAAATGCAGACGTAAGTGAATTGATACGTTGTCATTGTGAATTAGTGTAAAGGAGGGAATATGGAAAAATTTAATAAAAGTGTCGAAATGATTTTAAAGCGTGACACAGAAGAAAAAGGGATAATCGAAGGACAGTTGATAACTCACAGCGTTATTGATAGCTACGGAGATTATTTTGATAAACAAGCATTGGATAAAGTAAATAAAGATAAAACTTATTTTTTACTGCATATGCACGAATGGAGCAAAGAGCTTGGAACATTGAAAGTATTTCAGGACGAAAAAGGAAATCTTAAATTTACAGCTAAACTTGATTTGTCTACTGATGAAAACGGAAATGCAATAAATAAGGACGCACAGAAAGTTTATTCAATGATGAAAAACGGAGCAAATTATGAAATGTCGGTCGGTGGATTTCTAAAGCAAAGAGAATGGGGAAAGATACAGACTGATAAAGGCGAAGTTGATGCAAGAATAATAAAAGAAATTGATGTTGTTGAGGGTAGCGTTGTACTAAAAGGAGCAGTGCCTGACGCAACAGTAACAACAGTTAAAAATGACAAAGGAGATGAAAATATGAATTTAGAAAATTTAGAAAAAGGGATTAACAAAAACACAGAAGACATTGAAAAAGCAGGACAAAAATTAACAGAATTAGAAGAAAAAGCTAATAAAATAGCTGAATTAGAAGAAAAACTTAATAAATCAAGTGAAGAAATGGAAAAAATGGCTGGAGCATTAGATGAAGTTATGAAAAAAGGTGTGCCTAGTCCTGAAACAGAAGAAAAAAAAGAAACTGAAGCACTACAAAAGTTTTTAAGAACTGGAGAAATTGGAAATTTAAGAGTTGCAAAAGCAATATCAAGCACACAAGTTGCCGTGTTAATACCAAGTGCATTAGAAAGAGAAATTTTAAAAGAAATAAAAGAAAATTCTCCATTTTTATTTAACGCAAGAATTTATACAGGTAAGGAATCTTATAGAAGAGTACCAATTAGGAATGAAATAACTCCTAAAAACCAAGCTGTAAAAGAAGGAGTCGGGAATACTCAAAGTGGAGAAATAAGTTACACATACATTGATATAAAAGCTGGAAAAAGACAAGTTCCATATCCACTGACAGATGAAGCTAAAGAAGACGCGTTTGCTGATTTGGTTAGTGAAATTAAAGAAGCGGTTGCAGAAGATTTCGGGATAACATTAAGTGATTTGACAATAAACGGAACATATAATGAAACAGCAGATCAGTTTATTGAAGGTTTTATGACAAATACTAATGTAAAAGCCAATGCAATAACATCTGCTGCAGCTGGACAAGTTACTTGGGAAGATATGGTGAAACTTGAAACAGGAATGAAAAAGCAATATAGAAAAAATGCAAAATATTATGTTTCTACAAAAATGTATGAAGAAATGAAATTGTGGAAAGATACAACAGATAGACAATTGTGGAGTACAATCCATAATGGTGCAACAATGGTATTTAATGGTTATGAAGTTGTTGTTGATGAGTTTTTAGATGATATAGCAACAGGAAAATATCCTGCAATATTTTGTGATTTTTCAAAAGGTTATGGATACTACATAAAAAATGATTTCGAACAGGAAACAAACAGAAAAGTAAACGAAGGAATTACAGAAATTTATACAAGAATAAGAATTGGAGGAAAAGTATTAAGACCAAACGCTTTCAAACCATTAAAAGTAAAATAGGAGTGATTTAAATGTTAATCACAATTGAAGATTATCAAAAAATAACTGGTAAGACCTTAGCTGATGAAGAATTAGCTAAGGTTGAAACTTTGTTAAAGGCAGTTGTCAGTCACATTGAAAATATACTTGGATATGAGCTTGGAGAACATGAAGTTATTGAAATAAAGGAATACAGGAAAATAATATATTTAAGTCACAGACCTGTTAATGAAATAAAAAAAGTTAGCAGGGAAGAGCAATGGAGAAAAGGGATGAACTATATCGAGTTTTCAAAGTTTAGAGAATGTCCTTGCTGTATGAAAATAGAAGAAGTTGAAATAATTTATACAGCAGGCTACAAAGAACTCCCTGACTGGCTTAAGTTTGAAATTGTCGGACTTGTAGATGACTTTATAAATAGCTTTGATGAAGAAATAAGTAAATATACAAGTTACAAGATAGATGACATAGCTTATTCAATGAGAGATATGCTGACAACTAGGAACGATAAGCTGAATAACATAGCGAGGTTGATATATGGCTAGTATAGTTGAAGAGTTAGGAGATTTGGAAAAGCTGCAAAAGGAACTGGAATATTTACAGACACATGCTGTAAAAGTTGGAGTATTAGGAAATGGCAGTGCTGATGGAGTTTCTGTACAGGACTATGCGATATTTAATGAATATGGAACAAGCCATATTCCAAAAAGACCATTTTTCAGATTATCTGTTGGAACTGAAAATGCACAGAACAGAATTAAAGAATATATGAACATGCAGATTGAAATGATTATACAGGGAGAAATTTCAGGGCAAGAAGCATATGAGAAACTTGGTTCGTTTGTTGTTCAGAAAATAAAGAAAACAATAATGAATGGAGATTTTGCACCGCTTAATCCAAAAACTATAAAGAGGAAAAGACATAGTAAACCTCTTATAGATACCCGCTCTCTAATCAATTCAATTTCTTATGAGATTGTAGGTGTATAGAATGGCACATAAGACATTTATTCCAAAGCGTTTTTTTAGTAAGTGTAAGATATCAAAGAAAACTAGCAAGTGGATTAATTCAGAACTGGTTGAAGTTGATGAAAGCAAGGAGTTTGAGGGAGCTGTATTAAATTTAGGTAGGCAGGACATAAAAATGCTATCTGACCAGGGAATACAGGTAACACTGGACACTAAAAAAATATACTGTTACATAGATATTGAACCTAAACAGACTGTTGAATTTGAGGGCAACAGCTACATTGTAACAACTGCTAGAAATTATATGAAACATGATAAGCTTAGAGTTTATTACGTTGAGAGGGTACAGGAATGAAAAATGAGAAATTAAGAAAATTGTTAGCTAGTTTTGTTGACTTTCAGATTATACGTGACGATCATATGGCTAAAAAGCCAAAGGAATGTGCTGTAATGCACACAATAAGTAAAACAAAATCAGTTTACAGTGCATATAGGACTGTCGAAACAACGGAAGATAATATAAAGGAACAGGCAACAAGATTAGTAATTGCTTACTTTCAGATTGACTTCTACGCTCCAACACAGGCAAGGGCAGAAGAAATGGCAAGTGAATTGCTTGAAGTAATAGTATTCAAGAAAAGACATAATCTTGTCAGAAATGGATTTGGATTAAGTGATGATGAGATAGAAATAAAAGACTTGACTTTCCTTGAGGGCAGTCAATATATTTACAGATTTAGCTTTGATGTAGAAATGAACTGGCGTGAAACAAGCGAAAGAATAAGACAATTAATAAAAGATGTAAAAGTGGAGGTAGAAAATGGCTAGAAAAAAAGTAAAAGTAGTAGTAAATAGACCTAGAAAGCCTTTAGTGATGGGAGATTTTAGTAAAATTTTATTTATCACTAAAGAGGCAGACAAGGACTATAAAAGATATACAACTTTAAAGGAAGTGGAGACCGATTTTGGAAACACTTCTTTGATGTATAAAGGAATAAATACATTCCTTTCGCAAGAAGATTTTGACGGTAATAGATTACAGCCTGAACAGTGGTACTGTGTAGGTAAGACAACGCCAAATGAAACATTCCTTAACAGTTTGCCTGAAGGCGAATTTTACGGGGTAGTTGTAGCGTTCTATGACAAGGCATTTATAGCTTTGTTATCAAAATATCTGACTAGAACTGGAAAATTTGGAGTAGTTCTAAATACTGATGGAGATAAGACCCCAGCCAATATAAGGGAAAGCAAAAGAATATATTACATGTTTGGAACAGAGGGAAAAGATAATCTTGACATCTTTGGATTGCCAGCATGGACATTTGTACAGGGGATAAATGGAAGATGGTCGGACAGAAGAATACTGGGGGTAGAACCGAGCTGTAATGATACAACTAAGTCATCTAAACTTGACGAACTATTTATAAACTACACAGAAAGCAGAGTTGGATTTAATGCTGTAACAAATGCGTCTTGGTGTGCTGACGGAATTACACACGCAGACCAAACAATTAAAATTGATGCAATAACTCATGCTATTGATACTAATTTGAACAGGCTGTTAATAATGAGAAAAAATACAACAATGGATTCAGACGGAATTCCGAGCATTGAGGACATGTTAATTAGAGCAATGACAGAATTAGGAAAGCAGGGAGCATTTGCAAAGAGTAACAACGGTGAGTATTTATTTAAAGTTGCTGTTCCAAACATAGAAGACACATCAGCAACGACTGGACTTACTGTTGATGACTATATAAACAGAGTGCTAAGAAATGTAAAAATTAATTTTACGCTTTCAACAGAAATTGAAGAAATAGATGTTGAGCTGGTGTGGCACGATGAGCCAATAACAATATAGGAGGTAAATAATGGGTAATAATTTTTTAGAAAAATCAGTTGATTTAAGCAAAGTTGATTTAATTATAACTTTTCCAGGAATAGGAACTTATATGATAAAAGAAGCTAAAGAGATTAATAATAATCCAACTGAAGATTCGCATACAATGGGAGACCCCGACATCAAGGGAAATGTTCCAACTATTCAGACAAGAGTAACAAAAAGAGAAATCAAAGTTACAACAGTAAAAGGATCAGACGATGACATTTTTTTAACTAAATGTAATAAAAATCCTGATGGGAAATTAGGAACATTAACATATATAGATAATACAGGAATGAACAAGGTAGTTGGAATAGGTTCAGGGGTATCTGTACAAAAGGGTGGAGAAAGAAAGAATAATACTAAAGATATTGAGATTGAATTTACAGTACAGGCTGCAAAATATGAAGAACAGGTATAGGAGGAAATAAACGATGGAAGATAAAAGAACAGAAGAAACAAAAGAAATAAAAGAAGAAAATAATGTATTTATTGATGAAATGGGAAGACTTAATATAAAAGGTCAGGAAATATACATCAATGAGGACGGAGATACAAAAGAAGTAGATTTCAGGCTAACTAAACCGCAAAATACACAGATGTATCAGAAAGCATATTTAGATTTAGTTGCAAAATATGATTATTTAACTTTCGCTGGAATATTATTGCCAAAAATGGTTGAAAAACCAGTTGAAGCAAGAAAAGTAGACTTTTTCGAACATGATACTGAAGCTCTTGTTGAGATATGTGAGGTTATAGTTGACTACATGGGAAAGTCGAAAGAGAAGAAGAAAAGAAAATTAAACATGAAATTGAAATAGCAGGAGATGACTATGAAAATCCATTAATCAAAGCAAAATGGGAATTTATAGTCAGGAATGAAATTAAAGACCCTAACGTTGTTCTTGATATGAGCAATGTTAGGTTCTTTCAATGGATACAGGCTATCAATGATTTTGGTAAAAAGGAGTAATTAACATGGCAGGTAAAAATAAATTAGAGATTTTAATTAATGCAAAATCAAATGTAGACAGTGCAATAAATAAGATTAGAGGAAAAATGAGAAGTATTTTACCTGTTGCCAACAATGTTGAAAAGAAAGTTGGAAACATTGGAAATAATATACATGGTAGTGGAATACAGAAACTTAGAAGTAAGATGGTAAGCGTCCTGCCAACAGTTGGCAAGGTAAATGGAGTTATTTCAAGACTTGGAAACAGAATAAATGCTAATGGTGTTAATAATCTAATTAATAGACTGGATAGAATTCCTTTTGTAGGGAAAAAGATTTCAGGAGTTTTTGACAAAACAAGGGACAAAATTAATAGAATTATTTTTTCAGCAAATCCGCTTGCTAACTCTTTCAAGGCAGTTGGAAAGGCAGTACAGAACGCTTTTAAAGCTGGAATTCTTAGTAAGTTTACAGGAGCTATGAAAAAAGTCGGAAGTGGAGTTAAAAGTTTAGCTGGAAAATTCAATTTTTTAAAAAGTAATATAGCAAAATTAGCTGGAATGATAGGAATTGTAGTTTCTTTAGGTGCAGCAGTTAACTTTGTTAAGGAATCCGTTAGCACTTATCAACTACAGTCACAAAGTGAACAGAAATTACAGTCAAATATTCAGATAGTAGGAGCTTATAAGAAAAATCCTAACACAATGAACAAAGTATTTGAGGAATTTAAAGGAGAAGCAAGCAGAATACAAAGTAAAGGTGTGTATGGCGACGAACTCGTAATGGCTGGACAGGCACAATTGTCAACATTCCAGTTAACTAATAAGGAAATTAATATGCTTATGCCTAAAATCGCCGATATAGTTGCTAACCAAAAAGGAATGAATGGAACAGCTGAGGACTTCTATGGAACAGCTAACATGATAGGAAAAGCAATGAGTACTGGGCAATTAGCCGCATTGAGAAAAGTAGGAATAGCTTTAACAGATAATGAAGCTAAGCAATTCAAGTCTTTAAATACTGCTCAAAGGGCAGCGATGATGCAACAGATACTAGAAAGAAATGTCGGTAATGTAAATGAAGCATTGGCGAATACTCCTGAGGGTAAAATTCAGCAGGCTAAAAACTTATGGGGTGATATGCAGGAAGAAATAGGAAAAGCTGCTATTCAAATTGGTGGAAAATTAGCTCCTGGAATAACTGCAATGATACCTTATGTCCAACAGTTTGGTATACAGCTTGTGGAAAACTTAAGTAAAGGCTTTGATGTAGTTACACAGTTGTTTTCTAAATTGAATTTTGTTCCTTTAATGGGTCCACTTGCAACTCTTGGAAATACAATTATGGGAATATTTAACTCCATGAGCGGTGGAAAAGGATTAACTGACGGATTTGCAGGAGCATTAAACGGATTAATTGCTTTTGGTGGAACAGTTGCTGGAGTAATTAACGGAGCTTTGCAAGGAATTAATTTTGAACAAGTAGGACAGATAATAGGAAATATAGGAAATGCTTTTTCTACATTATTTCAGACAATTGATTTTGGAAGCATAGGAAATCTATTTGGAATGACTTTTAATATAATAATGCAGGCATTAACTATGATAACTCCTTTGCTAGCTCCAATTATGCAGACAATAGGAATGATAGTTAATTATGTTGTGCAGGTTGCAACGGCAATAATGCCGATTATAGGAATAATAATTCAAATAGGAGCGGTATTGCTTGGAATAATCGTTCCTGTCGTGCAGGTAGTAATAGGAATTTTTATAGGAATGTCTTCGACAATAGTTGGCGTATTTTCAGCAATTATTGGAGTTGTTTCAAGCGTAATGAGTGGTATTTTAGGAGTTGTTTCTGGTGTTATTAACGCAATGGGCGGAGTTATCAATCAAATAGCGATGTTCTTTACTAATGCTTTTAACAAGGCAAAGAGCGTGGCACAGAGTGCTATAAATGGTATTAAAGGATTTATTGATGGTCTATTTGGAAAAATTGGAGAACTCGGCGGAAAAATTTCCAATGCTGTATCTAAATTTAATATTTTTAAAGGATTTGGGATAGGTAAAAACTATACAGGAACGAAGTCATGGCGTGGAGGTCTTACAACAGTAGCTGAAAAAGGTGCGGAAATGATTAAACTTCCGGGAGGTCAACAGTTCTTAGCAGGACAGGAAATGCTCATGAACTTACCACAAGGCACTGAAATTTCAACAGCAGAGGCAACGAGAGGAATACTTGAGGATGGACTGAGTGGAATGAAAAAGACATTTAGTGCAAATGGTAAGGCTTCAACAACTAACAATTCAACAACGAATAAAGGCAACAACAATAAATATGTATTTTCTCCAACAATTGTTATTGAAAATACAGGAGAAAACGGCAATGAGCTTGAAAAAAAGGTCAAGAAAATTTTGAGAGAATTTTTTGACGACAGTTTCGCAATGATGGGAGGTTAGAGCAATGGATTTTAGCAATTTAAACGCAATAAAAAACAGTTCATTAGGTAAAATGGCATATAACAAAGCTAAAGAAAAAGGATTTAGTTTAGGTCTGAACAGTTTTCTGGGTACAGCAGGAGCTGGTGTGTATGGAGTTGCTCTTGCTTATTCGGATCAAGTGAATAGTTTTTTTCAAAATAGATTCGGCTTTAAACTCTTTGAAGACGCCGACAGATGTAAAATAAATGATATTCCGCTTGAATGGGTACATATAACAAGCGATGACAGAAGTAGCAGCGTCAAGACACACTCACTTGAGGACAGGGATAGTACATTGATAAGTAGCAATGTGTCGCATGGGAATAGAAAATATAATATTTCTGTTCTGCTTACTCAAATTGGAACTGAAAATCCTGAAGCGGTGTATGCTGAAATAGTGGAATTATGGCAGAAAAAGGAACTATGCACAATTTCAACAAACGAAACAATAGAAGATATGATTATTACTAAAGTTTCGAGGAATTATGAACATCAGACCGCTATAAAATTTGAAATAGATTTTGAAGTTCTGGAATTTGCTTATCTGATGAAAAAAGGTCAGGTTCTTGAATCAGAAAAAACTATTTTAAAAGAAGAACAGAAAACAGGAGTTGCAGGAACAAAAAACAGCGGCTTTGATTTTTGGGGGTTTCTGAAATGAGAATAGAAATAGATAAAAATAAAATTCCTTATGTCTTTACATTCAAAAGTGGCAGCGAAATATATCTGCTTAGAATAAAGCATTTTAAGACAAATAACCGCATTTATATTGACATAATGGACGAAAATGGAGAAATACTGCTTGAGAATGAAAAGCTTATCTGTGGAAGACCATTGGGCTGGTTTATGCTGGAAGATGACAATAAAAATATAAATAATGACTTCCTTAACTGTTATATAGTTCCACTTGCACAGGATAATAAAGAAATTCCAGTCACTTTTGAGAACTTCTGTGAAACTGTATTTTTTGAATACTTTGAGATAGAAGAGGATGAAGAAGATGTTGAATAAATTGTTTTTAGAAAGAACTGAAATAAAGATTGAAACAGATGATGGAGATTTAAATTTCATTTTTCCAAAAGATTTCAACTTAACAGATCCGCAAATAATTAACGGAGTAGAAATAAAATGGAACTATAAATCCGTTAATGAAGAACCAAACGAATTTAACATTGAAATACATGGATTAACAAACACTACAATAGCTAAAATCAAGCTTAAAAACGATATCAGACTTGTTGCAGGGTATGGAACAGATATTGGAGAGGTAGCAAGTGGAATAATTACTAAAAAGGAAGTGGAAAAAGGAATTTTAAAGCTTAAATGCCGAGAAGTTCCAGCTGATTTTAGAAAGCTTGTAAGCTCCGCATATGCTCCTGGAACTAATGCAAGTACAATAATCAACGATTTGGCTAGTAAATGCGGATTTACTGTAAAGGAATGTGAATTAAAGACCGATAAGGTCTACAGCATAGGCGAAAGCATTCTAGGCAGTGGATTATATGAAATAAGTCAGATAGTCAAGGATTGCAATAGTCAGATGACAACAAAAAATGATTTTATTTATATTTATCATGATGAAGTTGATACTGAAAAAGTCATTAAATTGAGTTATCAGAGTGGACTACTGGAAGAGCCTAAACCGCAAAATGTTGAGGAGATAAGCTATAAGGTTGAAAAAGAAAAGAAAGGCAAAACTTCAAAGTCTGGAAAATCTAAAAAAGGAAGTAATAAATCCTTGAAAAAAGGGGGTAAAAATGGCAAAAAAGGAAAAGGGAAAAGCAAAAAATAATAAAAAAGAAGAAAAAAACAAGAATTCTAAAAAAGCTAAGGAAACTAAAAAGGATAAAAAAACAGAGAAAAAAGAAGAGCTTAAATATGATTATGAAGTCAAATGCTTACTAATTTATCAGTTGAAAAAAGGCGATTTAATAGAACTTATAAGCAATGAAATATCTACAATATGTCAGATTGTTGAAATATCTGACATAAGCGACTTTGTAATGACTTTAAAAGTAAGAGTAATTAATAACTCTTCTGATGTTAAGAAAAATAATGCTGAAATAAAGCAAATTGAAAAATCTGAAAACAAAAAAGGAAAAACTATTCAGACAAAAAGAAAGAAAGGAAAAAAGTAAAATAATGGAAGAATATTTAAAAGCCATGATTGGAAGAATAGATACCTCCATTATAGCTAAAATAATAAAAGTGTATTCAAAAGGCTTTGTAGATGTTGAGCCTGTCGCTGAATATAAGGAAGTTAATTTGCCCCCTATTTTGCATGTTCCGATGTGTCAGATTGGAAACAGGAACATAAATATCAAGTTAAATTTTAAAGCTGGAGATATTGTTCCACTGCTTATATGTAGCAGGGATATAAGCGGATATATTACTAAAGAAACTAGCATTGTTAATACTAATAAAAGGCATAATCTGACAAACGCTATTGCTTTGCCAATTTTAATTTCTACTGATCCGAATGCTGTAGATATTCCTGAAAGCATAGAAATAGATGGAGATGTTATTTTAAATGGCGATTTAACTGTAAACGGAAATACTGAAATAACAGGAAAATTAAAAGTTGGAAGTATTGAAAGTGGACCGATTAAAGCAAAAAGCGTTGATACTGATAGCGGAGTGAGCAAAGGCGGAACTCCTTATATACATCCGTAAGGAGCGTGATTTATGGATATAAAATTGAACAATGCAACTGGAGAAATATATGTTGAAAATGGAGATGTACAGTTTTTTCAAGTCAGAGAAAAGTATTTTGAAGTTATTCAGCAAATAGTCTTAATGTTGCACATAAGAGAGGGAGAGCTGGACTATGACACAGAATATGGCTTGAACTTTGAAAAGCTCTTTGGAACACATGGAAATGAAAATGAAGTAATAGAACATATAAGAAATAAAATCTACAACAATTTTAAGGATTATTTGAAAAGTTGCTTTGTTGAAGTCTATGAGTTTGAAAATAGGAAATTGAAAATAAATATAGGGCTTGTATTTGCTGATAATGAAAAAATGCTAATGGAGGGAGTTGGTATAGGTTGGCGAGAATAACTGTTAATACAGTACAGGACAACATGAATGTACTGAATAATGAACTAAAATCATTACTGAAAGATGACTATTCAAATGATAAACGGAGTGCATGGTTTATGCTTATGTTCCCTGTAGCAAGGCTTATGAGAATTAAAATGGAACGTCAACAGATACAGGCGGATAAAATGAACTTGCTGAACTGCGAGGGAATAGAAATAGATGAACATCTTGCAAATAGTCCATTTTTCTTTAAGAGAAAACAGGAAAGTAAGGCTACTGTAAATATAGAACTTATAGGCGGATTAAATGTTCCTCTTGAAATAGGAGATGTCATTGTTGAAGCAAATGACGGAACAAGATATACACTTTCGGAAAATGGGACACTCAATAATAAGACTACTTTTAAATTTGAATGTGACATTGCTGGAGAACAAGGAAACAAGGAAATAGGTAGCATTATAAAGCTTGTTAAAGTGGTTAACGGTGTCTATGACTTTAAGCAGAATGAAGTTGCAGCAGGAGGACAGGAACAGGAAACAGATAACGCTTATATAGAGCGTTGGTTTCTAAGCAGAAACGAAAGTGAATGGAATTTGGATGGAATAAGAGCTGAAATTCTAAAACAAGAGGGTGTCAAATCTGTATATGCTGATGAAAACAAGACAATGGAAACAGACAGTAAAGGGTTTCAGCCAAAGTCAGTGACTGTCATTGTTGATGGTGGTCGTGATAACGATATAGCAGAAGCTATATGGCGAAAGAAAGATACAGCTATACAGACTAATGGAGATACAGTCGTGAATATAAAGGACAGTCAGGGAATAAGCAGAGAAATAAGATTTTACAGACCTCGAAAACGTAAAATAAAAATTAATATTGAATTTACAAAAGCGGAGGGAACAAATATTCTGTATCAAAACTTAGTTGATATAGTAAAAGATTATCTTGCGAGCGTAAAAGTTGGTGAATATATTACAAGTTATAAATGTGAAAGCGAATATATCAGGGCTATATATGGAGCGGATAAGCTTTTAAATATAGATATTTCATTTAAATTTGCTGATGACAGCGGAGTGTTCAATAAAGTTGTAAAGCTGGGATTTAACGAGGTGTCAGAATATGTTGAATAATTATGATTATTTGCTTTCTAAATGCCCCTGGTGGCTAAAAAAAAATAATAATGTTCAAGCCTTTTATAAGTCTGTATCCAAATTGTTTGATGAAGTGGATAAAATTTACAATTTATTAGAAAAACAGCATTTAGTTGATTATGCTACAGGAGAATTTTTAGATGACTTAGGTATTAAATTTAGCGTCAGTAGGAACGGACAGACTGATGAAAGATACAGAAACAGAGTTAAGCTAGCAATGATTAAATACAAACTTGTGCCTAATTTGGAAACAATTAGCAATATAGGAAAAATATTTACGGGATTAAATCCTGAAATAAAGTTAAATACCAAAAATGAACCAGCATTATATGACATTAAATTTATAGGTGGGACCAACTATGATTTTACACTAATTGATGACCTGAATTTAAATGAAATAGTAGGCGGTGGAGTAAAAATAAACGTACAAAAATACGTCGACAGCTATACTCCACTTGACAGATTTAAGAAACGTACATTTGGTGTAATGAAAATTAAAAATGAATACAAGAGAAATCCTATAAAAGTATAAAGGAGGGAGAAATGGCGAAATTAACAAAATTCAAAGAGCAGAAAGTGGAATTTCCGACGCATTATCTGATTGAAAATACAACAAGAGGAAACAATAATATTAAAAGCATTGTTCCTGAATTTGGTGTAATTAAAGAACAAGGAACACTCGAAACAGCAGAGGTCTATAATGGGTTACAGCTTGGAAATGTACATACTTTATATGCTACCAAAACAACAGCATTAAGTATCGACTATTATACAGCCGATATAGATGGATTAAATGAATTTGGATTAAATAATGATTTGAAAATATATCTTATAGCAGACAGCACAAATGAAAACGACAGTCCTAAACTGCGACTGAACGGTGTTGACTACGCTTTGTTAAAAGAATATGACGGAGAGCTTAAGAATGTCTTTGCGAAAGATATAAAACCACACAGGGCTAATATTTTGCATTATAATGGAAGTCAATTTATTGTGTCTAACATAATTGTTACAGCTACAGAAGAAAAGCAGGGAGTGGCAAAACTGTATTCCAATATGGAAGCAGAAACAGATATTGAAAAAGTAAAAGAAACAATTGAAAAAAATACAGGAAATCAAAAAGAATATATTGAAGAAAGAATGACAACGCAGGAATACGAAAGACGGGTAGGACAAGGAGAAACATTTGAGGGCGAACCTCGTTATGGCGGGGATGTCGACCCTGGTATGGTTACAGTAAGAAAAGCAACTGGTGAAACTGTGTGGACTAAATTAATAAAAGCACTAGATCATTCTAAAATTTTAACAGTGCGAGGACTTATTAAATTTTTGAGCAAATTGTTAAAGCCAGCAGGAGAAAATGATTATGGATTGACAACTAATAACAATATTAAAAACTTGATAAATGTTCATGCACCACGTCCAGATTTGAGCCCATTTATACGTTATGATAAATCTTTTATACACAAAGGGAATAATATAGCGCCAGGACAAGATTATTTTGTGAGGTGTAATGAGAATAGTGCTTTTACACCGCATATTATAGATATGTATGCGGGAGATAATATAGCTAATTATACTGGTTCATTCCATACTAATAAGGGTCGTGCTTATTATAAAGTTCCACAACGTGCAGGAGGCGGGTGGTGTGAGATTATGGATAACTACGACATGACAGCTAGAGATCAAAGAATGAATAATATGGATGCGGATCGTACTAATTTATGGAACAAAGCAAACGATACATATAATAGGACTACAGACCTTTACTGGAGAAGTGATAATGACACGGTGAGAGATGTAAGATTAGTAGGATTTATAGAACTAGTAAGACATAACTATGGTGCAGTTGAAAGAGGCGGTTATATTGTAACAGGAATAAAGACACAACCGTCTAATCAAGATTTTTGGGTACAGATGAGAGCGTTACAGGTAAGACGTGGCGGTGGAGGACAGAACTGGTATAACACGCCGTTTGGATAAAAGGAGGTAAAATAATGAAATTTATAGTGGATAGAGTAGAATTAATAACATTGAAAGATGGTTTTAAGTATTATGGGATATTTGATAAAGACAATAAAGATTGGTACGAAGAGCTTAAGAAATTTGATAAAGATACCTTAAAAGTTATGTACAACAAAGATACACATTTAGTATTTAGCACAAATGCAGACGCTTCAATGTTGGCTCCAACAATGCCTGGAGATATTGTTGAAGAAATCCCTTTTCAGGCAGTAGAGATTGCTCCTGATAACTATTTTGTAGGCGGGAGAATTGTAAAATTAAAGGAATGCGAAACAATAAAAGATGGAAAGATTGTATTTAATAGAGATTTTAAGATTGAGCAAATAAAAAAAGAATTATATGAATTAAAAGTTGAGTATTCTGAAAAAGAATTTCTTTTTAAAGGTAAATATTTACAAAAAAATAGGGAAAAAGGCGACAGGGATAGCTTAACAAGTTTAATTTTATTACTGACAATAACTGGAAGAAAAGAAACGAGTGAATGGAAATTAATTGATAAAGACACTAGGGAACATGTCTATCCAACTTTGACGCTTGATGACTTTAAGCTGATGGCATTTCACATGCAGTCACAGTTATCAAAAGCGTTGAAAACGGAAAGCGAAATTATATCTAATCTTAAAACTTTGTCAGATGAAGAACTGAAGCTATTTAACGCAAGAGAAAAATTTGAAAAATTATGGGAAAGTTAGGAGGTAGTATGCTCGAAAAAGATAAATTATATATCAGTTTTCATAAGCCAAAAACACCAGTTGGTTATCTGATATCTTTATGGACATTTGGAAAGTACTCACACTGTGAGTTTATCTATAATAATCAAGTTTTTCTTTCAAATCCGGGTGGAGTTAGAAAAAGACCTTTTAAATATCAGAAAAACTTTGAAATTTTTGAAATGGATAGTAGTGTCAGAGCTGAGG